CCTCGAGAAGCTCGGCCACGAGGGGTACTGATGACCGACCAGCACCCAGAGCAGCTCAACCCCGACGGACCCGACCTCGGCGACCCCACGCTCGGCGTGCCCGGGCCACCCGAGGAGCTGCCGGCCAACGACGCCGACCAAGACGAGCCCACCGCCGTCAACGACTACGAGGCTCACCCGTGAGCGCCCAGGTCTTCGAGATCCGGTACCTCAACGGCCGGAAGATCAACTGGGAGAAGCCGCCGCCGGTGACCAAGAGGGTCATGTGGACGAAGCGGGACCAGTCCGGCCGCAAGGTCACCGGCAGCCTGCGCACGATCTGCCACCTGGACCGCCTGAACCGGCTGTGCCGGCGCAAGTACGGCGTGGACCTGGTGGTCATCCAGCCGCCGTTCAACACCACCGTGAAGGCGTCGGCCGGCACACACGACTTCGACTGCTGCCTCGACCTCTTCATCCCAGGAGTCCCCTGGTGGGAGCAGCAGCGGTTCTTCCGGGCCAACGGCTTCGCCTGCTGGTACCGGCACCTGCCGCTGTTCGGCAACCACATCCACGGCTTCACGCTGCCGCCGCGCGAGGGCAAGTCCATCTCCGACGACTTCAAGGTGCACGGCTTCAAGGTCGGCATCTACGTCGACGGCGGCTACTCGCTCGACGGCCACCTCATCACCTCCTCGCAGATCGAGGACTACTACAACCACGCCTTCGGGCTGGCCAGCCAGCACACGCCGAACTCCGACAAGAGCTGGTTCCCCAAGAACATCGAGGCGACGATCTTCGACCTCGATGCCTACATCAAGAACCGCGCTCGGGAGCAGCGCGACAAGGAGGCAGCGTGACCACGCCCATGAAGGTCCACGGAGCGGACCTGTCCCACCACAACGCCGACCCGGCGCTTATCCGGGCCCGGAACGCCGGCCTGAGGTTCGTCTACCACAAGGCCACCGAGGGTTCGACCGTCCGCGATCCGCTGTACACGGCCCGTCGTTCGGCCGCCAAGAAGGCTCGGCTCCCGTTCGGGGCGTACCACTTCGCCTCGCCGGACAGCAACGACGCGGTGTCCGAGGCGCGCGCCTTCATCAAGTACGCGGACCCGCAGGCCGGTGATCTCGTGCCGGCCCTGGACATGGAGGTGGCCGGCTCGGCCCGCCTCGAGGCCTGGTCGAGTCAGTTCATGGCCGAGGTGATGCGCCTGCTCAAGAAGCGCGGCCTCAAGCCCCGGAAGCAGCTGATGCACTACGGGCCCGACGACTACGGCACCGACTACCCGTTCCTGCGCTGGGTGCCGCGCTACAACAACCAGAACGAGCGCCCGAAGGCGCACTACGACATCTGGCAGTTCAGCAACGGCGAGGCCGGCGTGCCGCACACCTTTCCAGGACTCCCGGGCAAGGTCGACCTGAACACCATGCGCGCCGGCCTCTCGATCGGGGACTTCCAGCTGGTGCCGATCAAGCAGAAGCACAAGCAGCCCAAGCTCGGCGACGTCATCGCGATGGCGCATGCCTCGCTGCAGTACTCCCTCACGCCCGAGCAGCACGCCGAGGACATCCCGAAGGTCTTCGCCCGGGAGGCCGCGCGGGGCGCGAAGTGGATCACCGGCACCGAGGCCGGCCCGGGGTCGAACAACACCCCTGCCCAGCTGAAGGCGGCGGCCGAGAAGTACGGCTACCGGCTGTACATGCCGAAGGCGCCGACCGACGGCTGGGTCGCGGTCGCCAAGGACTTCATCGACGGCGAGTGGAAGACCGGCTACATCCCGGTCATCGAGGGCGCCCAGCAGTCTGGCGACCCGCACCACTACGGCCCGAAGGGTGTCGTCTGGGTCTCGTTCTACAACAAGACCTACGGGACCATCTCGGTCGCGACCTCGCACCACCTCACGAAGGGCCGCTACCCGGGCGCCGAGGACGCGCGCACCAAGCGCCCGGACCCGGTGGACCACTACGAGGAGAACAAGAAGCTCTCCCTGGCCATCGCGGCCTGGGCGCTCGAGGCCGGCAAGGGCGGTGCGCTGGTCTTCTTCGGCGGCGACACCAACCTGAACGACGCGAAGCAGGACGTCTTCTTCGGCGCCCCGCTCACGACCCTGGGCGACGAGCTGGGCGTGCATCCGGGCACCGGGCACGGCTCCATTGACGTGATCGCCACGCTCGACAAGGACGGCCGCGTGACCGCCAAGTCGTTCGTCGCGGTCACCGACAAGGAGCTCGACCTGCACATGGACCACTACCCCGTCGAGGGCGAGGTGTACATCAAGCCGGTCAAGGCTGCCGCCTGATCCATACACACAGACCCCGGTTCTCCGCACTGGAGAGCCGGGGTCTGGTGCGTTTCGGGTCCGGATGCACGTCTGTTTTCAATCTCCAGGAGCACCCGAACGATGACCTTTCCGTGGAGACAGCCGAAGCGATCGAGCTGCACGACCAGCTGCTGCAGAACGCACCAGTTGGCGCGCGTCATGACCGTGACATCTGTCCGATCTGCGTCGACAAGGCGACGGAGACCGCGAATCCACCGTCCCGGATCCCTCCCGGCTCTGCCGGTCCGGACGTGTCCGACGAGAACACCCAGTCCCACACGAGCACGGAGGGAGGGACAACCCACACCATGAGCGACAACGCGAACACCATGAGCGAGGAGACGCACAAGGCGCTCCTCGCGCAGGCCGTGACCGAGGCAACCCGGACCACGGACGCTGCACTCCAGACGGTCACCGCCGAGCGCGACGACCTGAAGGCGAAGCTCGAGGTGGCCGAGGCCGACAACGCCGCGCTGAAGGCCGACAACGACCGGATCAACGGCGACCTCGACAAGGCCCAGCTCGAGCTGAAGGCTGCCACCGACAAGGCGGCCGAGGCCGAGCAGGAGCTGGCCAAGGAGCGGGACGACCGCGCCAAGGCGGACCTCGCCAACGCCCGGGCCACCCAGGTCAAGAACCTGGGCCTGTTCCCGGCTGACTACATCACCGACGAGAAGGCTTCGGCCTGGGCGGGCCTCGACGAGGCTGCCTGGACCGAGCGCGTCGACGAGTGGTCGAAGCTCAAGCCCGCCGCCGCCGGCGACGGTTCCGCCGACACCGCCTCCGCGCTGTCCGGCACGTCCGAGGAGCTGACCAAGACGCCCGAGGGCGACGACACGGCCAGCGACAAGTCCAAGCCCGCGCGGCGTGCCGTGCTGGGCCTCTCCTGAGAGGAGGTGCAGTAGAGATGGGTTACTCGCGCTACTTCGGGATGCGGTCCTTCGAGAACGTCGTTCGCGACGGTCGCTTCCGCGTCCCGGCCACGGGCACTCCGCTGAAGATCGGTTCGCCGGTCCAGCTCGACGGTGCCAACCCGGGTCGGCTCAAGACCGCCGACTCGGCGGCCGCTCCGGGTCCGAACTGCGGCCTGGTGATCTTCGAGCACATCCAGAACAAGTCGGACTCGCTCACCACGGTCCACGACTCGCCCTACGACCAGGTGCCTCTCGGGCAGTACGCCCAGATGATGCACGGTGCGGGCACCAAGGTGTGGTTCAAGCACCAGGACGACAAGACCCTGTACGACGGTCGCACCCAGGTGGGCGGTTCGCTGCTCGCCGACGGGTTCGACTTCGACGCTGCCAAGCCCGGTGACGGCCTGGTTCCCGACGGTGCGGGCAAGTTCCGCGCCGCTGCCGACGCCGATGGCGCCGGTGCGGGCACCGCGCTCGAGCCCGCCTGGCTCGTCATCGAGCAGGTCAACCCCACCACCCGGGTCGTCGAGGCCCGCCTCACCTTCTGAGAGGAGGAGTAGTCATGAGCAACGCAACCAAGACCATGGTCGACTCCTTCGGTCGCACTCAGGAGGAGAACAAGAGCCGGCTCGAGATCATGGAGCAGGCCAACGAGGAGGCTCGCCAGAACTGGGACAACCCGGACTGGCGCCGCGACTTCGCGGCGGACCTGACCGAGAGCATCCTGCTCGGGTTCGAGTACGAGACCCTCGTCGACCGCTGGATCAACACGGAGCGCACCGACTTCAACGGTCGCATCTACATCCGTGAGGCCGGCGGCCTGAAGGCCTTCTACATGGCCCGTGGCGGCTACATCGAGGCCAGCGAGCTGACCTCGGAGGTCTCCGAGGTTCCTCGGGACATGATCGGTATCCACGTCTGGGAGTTCGAGGACAAGTTCCTCACGAACTTCGCGGAGTCCGCGCAGACCCTGCGCGACCTCTCCATCCAGCGCATGGACGCCGAGGTCAACCGCCGCGTGCACACCGTGCTCGCGGAGGCCGTCCCGACCGGCTCGCCGTTCTACCTGGCGACCCCGGGTCTCTCGAAGCCCGCCGTCGACGCCGCCATCTCGGCGGTGCGTGACGCCTCTCGCTCCGGCGAGGTCGTCATCGTCGGCCGGCCCACCATGGTCGACCAGATCATGGACTTCGACGGTTTCGGCAACGAGACCAAGGAGGAGATCCGGCAGAAGGGCGTCCTGGGCAACTACCGGGGCGTCAACATCGTCAGCCTGAAGAACTACAAGGACGAGGACGGCACGCCGTACCTCCCGGGCAACGAGATGTGGATCATGACCCGTGACACGGGCAAGTTCGCGTTCTTCGGTGGCCTGAAGTCCAAGGAGTTCGACGAGCTGGACAACTGGTACTGGCACTACCTGGCCCGTCGGGACACCGGTGTGCTGGTTCACCACCCGGAGCGCGCTCGCCGCCTGGTCGACACGTCGATCCCGGCCTGAGCCACAGCTCAACGCACGAGGCCCTCGTCCTTCGGGACGGGGGCCTCGTCGCATTCCCGAGCTGCGTGAGTCGGAGCGCCCAGAACATACCCCGGCGCGCCTCCGTCAATCCGAACACCCGTCCAGACGATGATCCCCACGGAATCGGAACCGTGCACCACCCAGGAACAGGAGAAGATCATGGCCATCGGCCGGAGCACCATCAGCCAGGAAGACCGCGAGTTCGTGGAGACCTGGGAGAACATCGCCGCGTACCAGAACGCGATCATCCGCCTCGACGTCCGGGGCGAGGAGAAGCACGAGGTCATCCAGGGCGAGAAGCGCCAGTTCATGCTCACCACCGAGGAGCGGATGCTGACGCAGAGCAAGGTCGTCGACAAGGCCAACGACCCGTTCAGCAACGGCTCGTTCCGCCCGATCGTCGTGCCGGAGAACGTCACGATCGAGACCAACCCGAACGCGCTCTCCGACGAGGAGATCCTCGAGATCTTCACCGCCAGCGACTTCGCCTGGAGCGAGTGGGTGCGCACCATCGACTCGCCGGCCACCCTGAACCGGATGGTCGACCTGGCCGACAACGCCGAGGGCGTCACCGTGAAGCGCCTGCGTGAGGTCGAGCTGCGCCTGCGCGAGGTCAGGCCGCAGACCCGCCTGACCTACAAGGACGAGCTGCTGCAGAAGGAGCAGGACCAGTACGCCCGACAGGGCGACCCGGCCGCCCCCCGCGAGCGCCGAGGT